CCTATCTTATGAGATAGATCGCCTTGACTAATTTTCATATGCAATCTTTCATCATGCAAATAACGGACAATATATTTATATTCATCCATTATTTTTTATCATCACTTTTTTCTTTAAGAATATCTTTTTTTATTTTATTTTCGATTGCTGACTTCATGTCTTCATCATCACAAAGAACAATTACATGCTCATCAAACCAACTCTTTTTTTCTTTTTTCATTATCTATCTCCTAATTTATCATGCCAATCTTCAGTGCCAGGTATGAACTCTATTTCATCACCATCTTTATTGCTGGCCCACCATGTATCAGGATCATCTTTATCTCTTTCAATAACCCATCTTTGTCCACGGCAGTTTACCATATCTCCATCTGCATAGTTCATTACTATCTCCTAACTCATAAAAATAATTAACGAAACGAAAACAATGACTGCTAATGCAGCCACCGTTTCCATTATGTAGAATCTTATCTTTCCTTTCATAAATAGTTGCTCCAATAATCGTTCCATAAATCATTAACATTATCTTTTATAAAAGAAATATCTCCGACTAATGGATTTACTCTTGCTTCACGAATAGCATAGTCAGTAATAAACTTTAGCTCATCAACATGTTCTGCATTCTTGATCTTGTTTGCTATTACTTCCCAGACTTCTTGAGCTTCGTCTTGTATATAATCTTTTACTCTACCCATTATAAAACCTCCGTATCATGTTCATGTTTACGTTCTTCTTGAATAATAAAATCAGGTACATTATTCTGTGCTTCTTTGCTGATAGAAAACCAAGCTGATAAAAATCTTTCTTTATCAAATCTTGGATTGTCTACATCCAAAGCATTCGCAAGAACAGATGCCATAGATAGTGGAGCATCCGGTGCTAAACAGTTTACTAAAAAATAATAATGTCTACGTTCAAATAAATTTTTTTTCTGTGGTATAGCCATGACGTGTATCCCCTTTCGTTTGCTATAATTACCAGAGTACCATACTATCACCTAGTGTCAAGTATGAATTAAAACCTTCAGGACTATTGAAGCCCTGAAGGTATAGGCTAGACTAGCTAGCCTTTGCCATTGGGATGAATGGTTGGTACTTGTATAAACGACCATCACCAATGAGTCTGCTCATTTCATTGTGCTTAGTTTCAAATGATGAAACATAAGAACGTAAAGTCTCAATATCAGACTCAAGTTCTTTGACTCTTTCTGCAAGCCTTTCATAGAGTCTGCTATCATCACCATTGCTGGAAGCTTCATCTTCCATAGCAACTCTTTGGTTCTCAACTATATTGGAATACTTATGTATTCTGCCGTAAACGGTATTACAAATACCTTTACAAACATCCATACCCATATAACTAAAAGGGATGCCAGCTGTTGCGATTGTTGAATTGTTGTTTGTCTTTGTCATTGTATTCACTCCTGTGTTAATTGAATGAGATCACCAAGCTAATTGAGGAAGGGTTGTCAAATCTCGCATTTGACAATGCTTGGGCGTTCGGCTTGTCCGAATCCCCCGAAGCCTCAATTCGCTAGGTTAGCGCAGTCAAGTAATGTAGGAGGGGATACATACAGACAAAGCGAACAACAACCGAGACAAGCGTGACAGATGGTATTCCTTTGGGTGGGAGGTGGGATCATTAATAAGTGTGTGTGATGCGAGCATCACTCACTCGATTTCTATAGTGCAGTCCTCGTTATGCTATTGACAGGCTACTTTGATTAGTGTCTAAATCGAACCATGAACACACTCAAGAGCCTCGCAGATAGTTCTCCGATTACCGCAAAACAAAGACGGCTAGTGGATACACTAGTAGCAACAGGATGCAGTATCAAGAAAGCTAGTGAAGTTGCTGGATATGCCACAGGAGAATCAGGTAGAGTCAGTGCTAGCAAGGCTTTAAGAAGACCAAACGTACAAGCTTACTTGATGTTGCAGGTATCAGAAAGCATAGGTCTGAATGCTACGAAAGCTAGCCATAGACTTCTTAAGCTCTCACAAGATGCTAAGAGTGAGTATGTTCAGCTAGAAGCTAGCAAGGATATACTAGACAGAGCAGGGTTCAAAGCTCCAGATAAGCATCAGCATCTTGTAGCTGGTGACATCAAAGTAACTATCTCACTAGATTAATTGTGCTTCGCTCTATATTTATTGGATAATCTTACCTAGATATTATTTTACTTTTACTCTACACCCTCTGAGGGGCTAGGGGGAAAAAGATGAACTCTGTTACAGTAAGTAGTACCTCACTAACATTTTTAGCTTGAAAAGCTCTACAAAACAATTATGGTTTATCTGCGAGGTAGCATGACAGAACGTAATGGAATAGAGACTATTAAAACATTGCTTAGTTATTTGGATAGTTCTCCAATGGTATGTGAAGTGATGTCTATTGCGAATGGGGTTGCTGTAATAAAGTTTAATTTAGACCAAGAGTATACTTATTACCCGACTCAAAAAGGTCTTGATGCAGTGGAAAAGAAGTAAATGGCTAAGACTCCAGCTTGGACTAGAAAAGAAGGTAAGAATCCCAAGGGTGGATTGAATGCCAAGGGTCGAGCAAGTTATAAGGGTGGTACATTAAAAGCACCAGTAAAGAGTGGTGATAATCCTCGTCGTGCATCTTTCTTAGCAAGGATGGGTGGTATGCGTGGTCCTGAGAGAGATTCTAAAGGAAAGCCAACTAGACTTCTTCTTAGTTTAAGAGCTTGGGGTGCTAGTTCTAAGAGTGATGCTAAAGCCAAGGCAAGAGCAATCAGTAAAAGGAACAAGGCATGAAAGAATTAAAGGGTGAAGTTTTGAGTCCTGATGAAATGTCGGATGAAGAGTTATTGAATTTGCAAGATAAAGAAACTAAAAAACAATTACAATTAATAATGGATGCTTTTGTAAGAGTAAAAACCCCACCATCATTTAAAGATATAGAGGAATTATATAATGGTACAGAAAACCCCTAAACAAGTTGCTGCAATTAAAATTTCTAAAATCAAATCTAAATTTGAAACAGCTGGTTTATCAGATAGTGAACAAAAAGGTTTTATGCAAATGCGTATAAACGATAGAAGAGTTGATAAATATATTAATCAATATATTAATTTAATTCAAAAAGGTACTAGTCCATCAGATGCAAGAAAAAAGATAATGAATGAAATTAAGACATTGAAAATCCCTATTGGTACTTTGAATGTAAGGAGTTAATTATGGCAGTTAATGCAGCTGGTAATTATACCAAGCCTTCCATGAGAAAGAGTTTATTCAATAGGATTAAAGCTAGTGGTAAAGGTGGTAGACCTGGGCAATGGTCAGCTAGAAAAGCACAGATGTTAGCTAAAGCGTATAAAGCTAAAGGTGGAGGATATAAGTGAAAGCTCCTCAACGATCTTTATTAAATTGGGGCAAGCAGAAGTGGAGAACATCTGATGGTTCTCCTTCTAAGGGTAAGAAAAGGTATTTACCAGATAAGGCTTGGAAGTCTTT